ACGGGATCAAAGCTCCATTATCTTCTTTCAGGAGATTCGAGGCCGCAAGCACTTCATCGATTATGAGGAAAAGACAAACGTCGCATGGGATTCCTACGCCATTATCCTAAAAGAACGCGGCTACAACTACGGCACGCATTGGTGGCCTCACGACGGGAACATGAATCAAGTGACACAAGGCGAGGTGCTAACATCGCGTGTGATGGCTCAACGTGCGGGGATTAGCCCCATCAAGGTTATTCCTGTCACCAAGAGCGTGCACCACGACGTGATGAACCATTGCCGCCCGATGCTAACGCAAGTCTGGATTGATGAAACCAAGTGTGCCCTTCTCATTAACCGCCTCGACAGCTATAGACGCAAGTGGGATCGCATCAACGCTATGTGGATGAACGAACACGCGCATGATGAGGCTTCACATGGTGCTGATGCTTTTAGGACTTTTGCGATGCAACAAATGAAGCACAAAGAAGATGGTATTGCAAAGATTGTTCCGCCGGGCTATTATGCCGACACATCGTACCAAAGGGTTTGAGCGTGGATAGAGATTCAATCGTGCAGTCCATGCTTGATGATTTCAAGCTTTCATCAGAAGCTGAGGCTGACAACCGCACCCGTGCTCTGTTCATTTTAGATTTTACCCGCCCCGGTGCAAAGCAGTTTAACCCGGATGAAATTACTGCACGCGGCAGAAGTCGTCCGTCTCATTCGTTTAACCAGCTTCCTAAGTTTGGCCGTCAAGTAATCAACGACCAATGGCAGAATGTGCCGCAAATTAAATACATCCCCAAGACCGATGCCGATATTGAAAAGGCAGAAATCCTAGAAGACATGGTACGTGAGGTGCAATCGCAAGGTTGCGCTCAGACGGCGTACAAAATGGCTATTGCTAGTCAGGTAAACATGGGTTGGGGGTACTTTGCCTTTGCTACGGATTACGACAACGACGAGAGCAATGACCAAAATATCTATATTCGTGAGATACCCAACACGTTTCAGGTGTACGATGACCCGGCTTGCCGCAAGCAAGACCGTAGCGACAGGCGGTTCTTGATTGAGGTTGAAGATTTACCCCTTACGGAGTTTAATCGCAGGGAAAACAGAGAGTACGCTAGGGACGAATTGCAATCCGTTGGCAGTGAGTACCCTTCATGGGCAACCATGGGCGAGAATTTGGTGCGTGTCGGTCACTATTGGCGCATGGAATACGATAAAGAAATTGTTTGGTTCAACAAAGAAACAGGCGAGAAAGTTACCGAAAAACCTAAAGATGTTCAGAACTACAACGAGCGCGTTATCAAAAAACCCCGTGTGATGTACTACAAATGCACGGCAAAGGAAAAGTTAGAAGGGCGCAAGTGGCAAGGCTCACACATCCCGTATTGCTTTGTTGAGGGCAATAAAACCGTTGTGAACGGAAAAACGTACCTCACGGGTATTTATGAGGATATGGTTTCAACACAGGTGTTGTTCAATTACGCCACAAACGCCGCCATTGAACTTGCTGAGTCTGCGCCTATTTCGCCGTTTATTGTGCCTTTGCGTGGTGTTGCCGGGCTTGAAAAGTATTACGACACCGTAAACAGGAAAAATTACTCTTACTTACCGTACAACGACATTGACGAAAACGGTTTGCCTATTACCCCGCCGCAAAGATTACAAAACGGTGCGGATTTGTCATCGGCTGTTGCGCTTATCCAGATGGCGGAACAGAATTTCTACGGCACCAGCGGTATTTACCCGGCATCACTAGGCCAGCAAAGCAATGAGAAATCCGGAAAAGCCATTCTTGCTCGCCAACGTGAGGGAGATGTTTCAACCTCAAACTATGCCGATACATTCCGCCGGGCTTTGCTTTACGGGGGCATTATCTTCCAAGACCTAAGTAAGAAAATTTACGACAGCACCCGCGAAATTCAAGTAATGAGCGAGGACAAGAAAACCCGCGTTGTTAAGATTAACCAGAAATACAAAGACCCCAGGACAGGAAAAGTCATTGAATACGACATGACCAAAGGCGAGATGGGCGTTGCTGTAACTACTGGACCAAGCTTTACCACCAAGCGTGAAGAGGCTCGCGAATCACAAATTGCGCTTTTACAGGCATACCCACAAGCGATGTTGCCAGCCCTGCCGGATATTGTTCGCGGCATGGATTGGCCTAACGCGGATAAAACGGCTGAAGCTATTGAACGTGGGTTGCCGCCTGAGTTGCGTGACCCTGAAAGCCAAAAAGAACAGATGCAGGGCGTTCCCCCAGCGGTACAGGCGCAGCTACAGCAGGCGCAGCAGATTATCCAGCAACTAGGCCAAGCATTGCAGGAAGCACAGCAAGCGGCTGCGGATAAACAACAAGAGGCTCAAATGAAAATGGGCGAGTTACAAGTAAAAGCACAATCGGCACAGACTCAGGCCGAAAAAAACCAAGTTGATGCCGAGCTTAAAACGGCTGAGTTGCAATTCCAACGTGAGAAAATGGCATTAGACGCACAAGTGCAAGCGGTCGAGTTGGAACTTCAAGCGCAAAAACTGGCTTTGGAAGCCGAGAAAATCCGCAACGAGGCAAAAAAGACAGAATTAGAAGCGCAAGTTCGTTTGGCTGAGATTCAAAGCACAGGCGAAGTAGAGAGATTTCGTGCTCTACAGCAAGCCCAGCCTGTATTTCAAGTTAATGAATAATGCTTTTAATGCGACTACTAAATTAAACTCTTGCAATCAAGATAAAAGGAATGTATATGGAAAACAACACAGATGTTACCGCAACAGCGGCTCCCTCTGTTGAAGATCGATTCACCGTTGAAACCAATATAGCCCCTGAGAAGGTTGAACCTGAAAAGGTTGAGCCTGCAAAGGTTGAAGCTACTGAGGTTTCAAAGCCGGATGCGGAACCCGATGAGGAACCGACCGAGCAGAAATCGATTAACCCCCGCACAGCCCAACGTAAAGCCGAAAAAGAACGCCTCCTTCGTGAAAACGCCGCCTTGGCTGAGCGAGTTAGGATGTTGGAGCAAAAAAACGCTCCTGTTTCGGACGTACCGAAGGCTAAGGACACATCAAAAGCACCAAAAGTCGAAGATTATGAGGACGTTCTAGAATATACAGCCGCGCTAGCCGAATGGAAAGCCGGAGAGATATTTGAAAAACGAACTTCTGAGCTTTCTTTGCAAAAACAAACCGAAGCCCTTGCTGAAAGAGCCGAGGTTTTGCGAGCAGACAAGCCGGACTTTGATGAAAAAATAAGCGCGTTGATAGAAAGCAGACTGATTACGCCGGACATTGAGAAAGCAATACTGGCTTCCCCAATTGGCGCAGATGTTGGCTACCACCTCGCAAACTGTGCGCAAGACTTGATGTTTTTACGCGGGATGCCTCCTGAAGCTTTGCCCAAAGCGATAAAGACCATTGAGGCTTTTATCAAAAAAGGCGGTGAGCAGCAGGAAAAACCAAAAATTACGAAGGCTGAACCTCCTATTACGCCGCCGGGTGTGACTGCAAATGCCGATAGGTCTCTCAGTTCATACACGCAAGAGCAAATAGAGAACATGCCTTTGAGCCAATTCAAACTTTTAAGCAATTTCAAGAGATAACCGCTACCTAGGGTCCCCTTGGTAGCTAACCCCTACCAAGGAGAGACCCCGTGTCCAACCAAGTCCCTATTCAGACAATCGTCGCCAAAAAAGTATTGGCGCGTCTGCAAAACAAACTTCCTATGACCGCCAACGTGAATAAAGACTTCCAAACGGAATTGTCTGATTCGCAAAAACGCGCTGGTGGTATTATTAATATCAACAAGCCGCCCTTGTTTAACGTCCGTACTGGCGAGATTATGGAAGTGCAGTCGACCATTATCCCGGCTGTAAGCACCAACCTAAACATGTTTGGGGTTGACGTGTCTGCTAGCCAACTTGACCTGCAAATTTCTTATGATGCAGTGCAAAACGGCATGATCGATGGCGTTCTCGATGGTGCGGCCTCTGCTTTGGCTGCTAAAATCGAAGCTGACGGTTTTGCTTTGGCTTTGAAAGTGGCAAACGTGGTTGGGACCCCCGGCACTGAAATCACTGACCCTAGCGTTCTTGCCACGGCGGGTGCGTTGATTACCTCGAACGGCGGCATGATTGGCGGACGCAACCGGATTGGTTTGCTTAACAGCTTCCAAAACGCAAGCTTTGCCACTGGCGTGAAAAACTACTTCAACCCAGTAAACACCGTAAGCGACGCTTTTGCCGATGGTATTTTGGGTAATGGTTATGGGTTCGAGCTTTATGATGAGCCTGTAGCTGGCACGTTTACTTCTGGTGTGTACGGCGGTACGCCACTGACCAACGGTGTGTTGGTTGCTGGCAACACCATTGTCACTGATGGCTGGACTGCTACCACGACCACGCTAAACGTAGGCGACACATTCACGATTGCTGGCTGCTTTAACCGTAACCCGCAAACTGGCTTGTCCACTGGCCGTCTAAAGAACTTCGTTGTAGCCACCAAAACAACTACGGACGGTTCTGGTAACTCCACGATCACCATTGGTGAAGACGGGATTATCCTGACGGGTCCACGTCAAAACGTCATCAACGCAAGCGGCGGGAACACTTTTGCTGATAACTCACCAATCACCGTCACTTCTGGTGCTTCAAACACCACGTCGCGTCAATCGTTGGTGTACCATAAAAATGCGTTTACCTTTGCCATGGTGCCGCTTGCTAAAGTTCCAAACGGCATGGGTGTTATGAACACGGTTGTAAGCGACAAAATGAGTGGCTTGTCCATTTCCATGAAAGAAGGCTACGACATCACCAATAACCAGCGTGTTGTTCGTTTTGACGTGCTTTACGCATGGCTTGAAACATACCCACAAATTGCCGCTCGAATCCTCGGTTAACCACATCTCATAGGAGTAATTATCATGGCCGTAGCCACATCCACTACCAAAGTTTCTTTACTGCAAAATGCCAATAATATCCAACCTAATGCCATTCGGCAAACTTTCAACATTAGCACTATTGCTGCTGCTGGGACTACGCAAGCAACTGGGACTGCTATTGGGAATGAACAGCCATTTGTTCTCATTAGCAACAACACCGCCGCAAACGGCGTTGTGTTGCCAGTTGCTGCTTATATTGGGCAAGAAATCACTATCTTCCCGCAGTTGGTAACAGCCGCACCGCTGGTATATCCTCCTGTTGGCGGAACGGTAAACAACGGCACAGTAAACGCAGGCGTTGCTACTCCGGCGCGTAAGGCCGCAAAGTTCATTTGCGTTGACCGCGCTGGGCTAACTTGGGTTTCCTGTGGATTGTAATCATGGGACGCAGACCAAAAGATTACGTTCCTAAAGAAAAAGAAATCGCTGAGGTTTTAGAAACGGAGGTGGTGGCAACAACCGCCATCTCCGAGAAAGAATACCAGCGGCGCATTAAACTTGACGTGAGCAACCCGCTTTACATCAACCCATCTTACGACAGGTAAAACATGGCTTACACAGCCCTCAACCTGATAACCGACGTGTTACTGGATATGGGCGTTATAGCCGATCAAGAGACCCCTACTGCTTCCCAAAGCGTGGGGGCTTTGACCAAGCTAAACGACCTTATCGAGTCATGGAATCTCGACCCGCAAAAGCTGTACGGGGCAACTCAGTACATTTTGCCTTTTGTGGCTGATCAAGCGACATACACAATAGGGCCAGGCGGGAATCTAAATATTGGCCGTCCTGACGGAATCTATGCCGCATTTGTGCGTAACACCACGGCAACGCCATCACAGCAGCAAGACATTCCCATTACCATTCTTACTGACCAGCAATGGGCGGACATTCCCGTTAAGGGTATGCAGGGTACGTTTCCATTCGCCATCTGGTTCAACATGACCTATCCCCTGATTACGGCCTATGTGACCCCGATTCCAACGGGTTCTAACTACAGTTTGGTGTTTTGGGATGGAAACGCCAATGCGACTCTTGCGTTGAACACAGTGCTTGATCTCCCGCCCGGCTACAAACGCGCTATGAAATACGCTTTGTTTATCGAATTGGCGGCTGGGTATCAGATTCAAGTCCCCGCAAGCATTCAAAGCCTCGCCATTTCATCAAAAATGTCCATTGACCGTCAAAACGCTGTTATCAACACCTTGGAGACAAGCAGCACGACCCGTTACGACATCCTCACCAACACCGTAAGGGATTTGTGAAATGGACGCGGGAGTTGTCGGCGGGTCTTCTCAGCAAACCTCGCTGCCGTTTAATGCCGAACGTACGATCAACATGTACGCCGTCCTTGACCAACAGGGTAAAAAGCCAGCTTCATTGTGCGCACGGCCTGGGAATACATTGTTCGCCACATTAGGCTCTGGGCCTGGGCGCGGTGGGTTTGTGGCAACTAATGGGCGAGCCTTCGTAGTGTCTGGCTCTCAGTTGTACGAATTGCTTGCCTCTGGCACAGGTACAGTCCTCGGTAGTCTCCTGACCAGCTCAGGGGATGTGACAATAGATGAAAACGGCGTGCAGCTAGCTATCTGTGACGGCAGGGATTTATATATCCTAACGTATGCAACCAATGCGTTTTCGCGGGTGGTTAATCCAAACCTGCCCAGCGCGGCCAGTGTTTGCTTTCTTGATGGGTATTTCATCGTTAACCGTTCATTAACAAGCGGGATATTTCAGATTTCTGCCCCGTACGACGGTTTTACTTGGGCGGCCTTAGATTTCGCCACGGCTGAATCATCGCCTGATAGTTTGCTGCGCGTGGCGGTTATTTTTGGGCAGTTATGGTTATTCGGCGACATTTCCGTCGAGCCTTGGAACAACACAGGTGGGTCATCGTTCCCTTTCCAGCGGGTTAACAGCTCATCGCAGCTTTCCGTAGGCGTGGTAGCACCGAGCACGGTTCTAGAGTTCGACAACACAGCTTTCTGGGTGGGTAAGGACAAGAACGGCTCAGGAATTGTTTACCGGGCTGATGGGTACTCTCCCCGCCGTGTTTCCACTGAAACCATTGAATTGCGCCTGCAAGCGGCACCGTCAATGGCCACGCTTAGGGCGATGTCCTATCAAGAGGCTGGACACACGTTCTACATCATCACAGGCGGCGGCATGGAAACCGCGCTTGTGTACGATGTTTCAACGAAGCTTTGGACAGAATGGGCTTACTTCAACAGCATGGGCAATTATGAGTTGCCGTTAACCAATGACCTGATAAACGCTTTTGGCAAAACGATTGCTCTTGATAGGACATCGGGCAAGGTTTATGAGCAGTCGTCGAAATATTACTCCGACAATGGCGACGAGATAGCGTGTGACAGGATTTTTACGCACATCTTTGACAACGGGAATCCTTTTATAATCAAAAATTTAACGGTTAACTTTGAAACAGGCGTGGGCAACACAACGGTGACAAATCCAAAAGCCATGCTGTATTTATCCAATGACGGTGGCCGAACGTTCTACACCTATTATGAGGCTGCTTTGGGTGCTGTCGGTAACTTCCTAACCCGCGTTGTCTGGTGGCGGCTAGGACGGCATCGGCAATGCACGTTTCGGGTGCGGATAACTGATTCCGTCAAGCGCGTGATTACAGGGGGCCAGTTCAATACATGACCGCAGCCATTGCCCCCATTGCCGATAATGTTCTTGATGAAAACGGTCAAAAGTTTCGTCCGTCTTGGATTGTGTATTTTTCCGAGCTTAACCGCGGCGACGTGGGTACAACGTGGACGCCTGTTATTACCAATCTTACCGCTGTTGGCACGCCGACAATAACGGGTGTGTATTACCAGAACGGCGGCTTTACTGACTTTGCCGTTAAGATTGTACCCGGCACCAACACAAG